TTGCCTATGCCTATGTTTGGTGCAGCAGCATATGAGCTAGAAGAAAGTGGAAAGGGTAAGTTAAGCCTTCCTTTTAAGTCTTTGTTAAAATTTGATCCTAATTTTGGACCTAGTGAAAGACAAACTACTGGCGATTGTGTTTCACACGCTATTAGAAATGCTATAGATGTTACTAGAGCAGTAGAGATTGATATAAAGGGTGAGACAGAAGCTTTTATTACTAGAAGTGCCACTGAAAATATTTATCAGTCAAGAAGTCATATGGGACAAGGAATGACCTGTAGTGGAGGCTCTAGATACGTTAATTCACAAGGTGGTGTTTTACTAAGAAAGAAATATCCTGATTGTGATCTTTCAAAATATAATTCTTCTCTTGGTGCTAAAAAAAGAATTCCAAAATCTATTTATATTAATGAAGCATCAAAACATCCTGTAGAAACCATATCTCTTATATCTTCTATCGAGGAAGCAAGAGATGCTATTGCTAATGGTTATGGACTGTCAGGTTGTAGCGGTATCGGCTTTAGTAGCACAAGAGACAAGTATGGTATAGCCAAAAGAGGCAAAGGCTGGAATCACGCTATGGCTTGGATTGCTTGTGATGATACCGGAGAAGTTTATGATGAAATGCTATTCTTGATACAGAACAGTTGGGGTCCGTGGAATAGAGGGCCAAAGCGTCATGGACAACCAGATGGAAGTTTTTGGGTAAGAGAAAAAGATGCAAAATCTATTTTAGCTGCAAGAGGAACATTTGCTTACAGTTCTGTAAAAGGTTTTCCCGCCAAACAATTACCAGACTACGGACTAGGGGGATGGTCATGAGTGATAATTTAAGATTAATTTTAGGACTTGGTTTAATTGGATTTGCTATTTATTGGTCAAGTCGTGGAGAAAATATCGTGCCAAGTAAGTTAGAAAGACCTAGTGATGAGATAGTAGAACTCGTATCTGGACTTCCCACTGTAGAAGGTAGGGATTCTGCTGAATATGCAGGCATGTTCTATGCCATGTGGCAAGAGTATGACAAGGTTGATATTAAAAACAATTTAGAACTCCAATACTACCTTAAATATTTAGGTGATGAAGTTCTTGAGGGTGAAAATAGTGGCAAGTATCCTGAATGGTCGCCTGCCGCTGCTGCTATTATGGCAGAAGTTGTTGGTAAACAGGATGAGAAAGAACCAATAACAGAGGAAGAAAACCAAAAATTAAAGGATTTATTCTATGGTTTTGCTTGGAAAATGTATAATCCAGAGTATGATTCAGTGTTTGAAGAATACAAGGATAAGACTGTTGACGCTATTGAAAAATATGTTGATAAGGATGATAATCCAAAACCAAGCCCCGATAGCGACAAATGTATTTGCGAAGGCAAAGGGTATGTTATTCATGGCGATGGTCATAAAACAAAATGTCCGTGTGTAGAGTCTGGTGAAAGCTGCAAACACAATCCTAAGTGTGGCTATTCAGAACCTACCCCTGTCGTTTCTGTACAAGATTGTCCAAATGGAAGATGCCCGACTTCAAGATCGGTAAATAGCAGTAGAAGAGGAGGGTTTTTTTATAGGTTATTTGGAGGTAGGTAATGAATATTCAAGAACTAGCATACATATCTCATTGTAAATCTAAAAAAATTGCTAAAAGTCAAGGATATAGTTTTGATATAGTTACAATAATTACTATTGTTAATATAATAGTTCAAATTATTAAAATTGTAATGAAGCTATATGGTTCTAAAAAAAGAGCCGCAAAAGGACTTGCATCATTGGGGGCGATTAAAAAATTTGTAATTTGGAAAGTCGTTCAAAAAAATTGTAAAGATAAAGACCAAGCCGGATTAATTTATGAAGGCATAATGGATTCTTTATCTAGTTTAAGCAACGAAGAATTAGTTGAGTTGCTTAGTGATGATTCTTATAAGAAAGGGTAATTAAATGAATAAGATTAAATCTTTGTTGACCTCAAGACGTTTTTGGGTTTCAGCAGTCGGCTTGGTGGCAGTTGCATCGTCAGAATTATTTGGCTATGAGTTGAATGTCGAACAAGTCGTTGGCGTTGTTAGTATTGTAGTAGCTTGGGTTGTGGGCGACACTCTTAGAGAGACTAAATAAAATGGAAAGCTTATTAGATTTTATAAAAGGCATGGATGGAGTAACTTTAGCACTTATTGGTTTAGGTGTTATTTTAGTGTTTCCTGTAATTTCTTCTAAAGCAAAAGATATTGCAACTTCAATAAAAAGTTTTATAAAAAAGACTTGGGAAGCAAAACCTATTATCAAGCCTGTAGTGCCAAACTCTGTAGACGAACCTCCTAGTATGACAGAGCTAGTCACCATGTGGGAAGCATTGCATGATGGGTGTGCCGAAAATGACTTGGCAGAAGCTTGTGCGAAATTAGATGAAGTTTGGCCCTTGTTGCTGCCTTCTAATAATATGGTAGTTAAGTGAGTTTATCTGAACTACTACTAAACAAGTTATTGAAAGAGGCTGGGATTTCTAAAGAAACCTTTGACAAGCTTGTTGAGCTAAGTGAAATTTTTTCCGATGCTGTAGAAATAAAATCAGGCGAAAAGGGTTATTCCCTGATTTTTAAGAAGGATGTAACTGTTTATATCGAAAAATAAGATAAAACCTCCATCATTTTTTTGTTGGGGGTTTTTTTATACACTTACCGAAGTATAATTGTAATATGAAAAAGCATAAATCCTGCCTGATTTTAAATCAAGACTATACCCCTTTGACGGTTATAAATTGGAAAAGGGCTATATGTTTAGAAATAATTGGTAAAGAAATAATCGGAGAAGGAATTAGGGTTATAGAATACTACAAAGACGACCATATTGAATCTGCTGGTGGAGAATCTTTTGCTTTGCCTGCTGTTGCTGTAACGGGAAGATATATTAAAAGAAAAAGAATCATCACCTTAAAAAAAAGAAACTTATTAATAAGGGATGAAAGAAAGTGTCAGTACTGCATGTGCAACCTTAGACCAGAAACGGCTACAATAGATCATATAGAACCCAAAAGTAGATTTGATCCTGTCAGAAAAGCACACACTTGGGAGAACTGTGTAATAGCTTGTTCTAGATGTAATACAAAAAAAGCAAACAGAAACCCAAAAGAAGCCGGTATGAAACTTATTAAAAAACCTGTAGAGCCTGATCCAAGTTCTTTTTATGCTGGTTTATCACAATGGCATGGTATACCCGAAGAATGGAAAATATATGTATGAATATAAAAAGTGCGATAACTGTCATAGGATGCTAAGTAACGGAGACAAGGTAACAGCTATTGTTCCAGAAGTTGAAGTTGAGGGCAGGTATCGTAAAGGAAGCAAGTCTTTTAGATTAAAGCTTTCCGAAGAAGGTCTTAACATTAGAGCAGTTAAGGTCTATTGTAAAAAATGTTTAGATGTTAAACGGCATTTCTTAGATGAAGAAAAGGAGAAATAATGCCAGAATATAGTTTATATTGTGAGGGTTGCAATTTTGGTTTTACTAGAACTTGGAAATTTAATGAATACGATAAAAAGTTAAAAAACATTAAATGTCCGAACTGTAACACTAAAAAAAAGGTGTACAGAGACTTTAACGCAGATAATGTTACCCCTAATTATATCAAGGGTTTACATGAAGCAAAGACTGTTGGTGAGTATGCAGACAAGCAAACAAAGCTTTATGGCAAATATCAAGTAGAAGACATGTCTGAAAGTTTTGTTACAAAACCAGAAAATACATTAGAAGAAAAACTACCAGACGGAATGAGTCTATCTAAAAAAGATGGTAGTCTGCCAAGCCTAAGCAAATCAGAAATACAAAAAAAGAGAAAGGGTAAAAAAAATGAGTGAATTTGTAATAAACAGAGAGAAAAAAGAAAATAAAGATATAAAAATGAAGGTTTACACTTGGTCTGGTAGGGAAGACTATCTTGACGATGACAATATGCCTTTGATGGATTTTGATATAGAAAAAGATGATCCATTTCAATTTATTGATGCTTATGCTATCTTGATGACAAAGGGAGAAAAGACTTCATACTATGTAAAACGAGGCAAGTATGGAAAGCTTTATAATCCTATTGGTATGTATTCAGAAGGTAGTAGCCATAAACAACTTAGACATGCTGGCAAACCAGCTTGGTCTATGCAAATAACTAACGAAAAAGTATTCAGGTACTATACAAATTTTTTAAAAACCAAAAACGCCGCATGGCTTAACAACGCAGAAAGGGAATCGTCATGAGTAGGGTAAATAAACTTACAGATGCAGAGAAATATACTATCGAAACGAAGTATCAAAACGATGGTGATGATGTTAAAGAAATAGCAGAGTTTTTAGGTAGACATGTAAATACGGTTAAAAACTATGTTAAAAATAATGATTTGCAATCTCCTTCGCATGAAAATTCTATTGCAGAAGAATCTTCTGATGAAGTAAAAAATGTTGATAAAAAGGGCAGAAAAAAGGCTACGATGTTTATCAATAAAAGTGCTGGCAAAAATAATAAAGGGGTAAACGTTATGACTCCTGCTCAAGCAGCTAGGTCAGATGAGCTAAGACCTAAAAGATTAGCTAGTGCAGAAGATAATAAGAAAAAGAAAGGTATATTCACAATCTTTGAAGAGGAATAGTGTGGCTAAAAAAAGGACAGATAAACGCTTTGGTAAATGGACAGTCATACAACGCACAACTGAGAAAAAGAGCTACTCTTTGTGCCGTTGTGACTGTGGTGTTGAAAAACTTATTTATCGAAGTAATTTAACATCTGGCAAAAGCACCATGTGTCGATCATGCAAGGATAGTATGCGACCTGCGAATTGGGCAGGAGGTGATATTATACCAATGCGTTATTGGCAGAATCTTAAAAGATCGAATGAGAGAAGAAAAAATCCATTTGATTTTAATATTTCTATAGAAGATGCAGAAAGACTTTTTATTAGTCAAGACGGTAAATGTTCTATAACGAAACTACCATTATCATTCGGAAGAATCGGTAGTAACGATATGACCGCATCGCTAGATAGAATTAACAATAGCTTAGGGTATTTTATTGATAACGTTCAATGGGTACATAAAGTAATAAATAGAATGAAAGGGTCTATGGAAGATGAGTTATTTATTAAATTTTGTAAGGAGGTTGTGAATGGGCAAAAAGAGAACGGAAAAGAGCCGTTATCCGTCCAGATATTCCCCTAATGGTTATGTTCACGCAGGACAATATATCACAGAACTCATATGCGAAAAGAAAGCTAGAACAGAGGGAAAGGAACTACCACTAAAATTTTGGGAACTAAAAGAATGGCTTAAATTCTATAAATATCAAATTACTCTTGCTAACAAACTTATCAAAGAGTATGGTGAGCATGTAATCATATCTGCTTTAAATGATAAAAGAATGTGGAAATGCTATTCTTTAAGAAGTCCTTTTTTAAAGAAAGTAATCGAAGAATATAAGGGTAAGGAAGAAGTGGCTAAAAAGATAGCCCAGAAGATTGAATATGATTTCTCCGAAAAGAAAACATTTGAATCAAACAATAAGAAAAAGTCTATCATATCAAAACTCAAGGATTTAGAATGACAACAGATATTAT